ATGCAAATCTTGCATATCTAGATGCCCATCCATCTTCACCAAACATTGCTAATACTTTATATGTTTTAGCTTCACCAATACCTTTAAATACTTCAGCTAAATTAGAATCCATTATTTCATAAACTTCAGCTTTACCATTTCTATAAACTATATCAGCTATTTCTTTAGATCCTTCTGTAGGTTTAAATGTATTTGAAAAAGTTAATACATCAAGGCTATCTAAATTTTCTAATGATTCTAATCTTTTTTTACCAGCCCTAATAGGTATATCTTTTTCTGGATCAAATTTTGCACCAGCTTTAGTATATGCTTTTTTTACATTATCTACAGCTACATTTATTATTCTAGCAAATTCATTTCCTTTAACTTTTCTAGCTATAGAATCTTTATTAATTTTACCTAACTTATCACCTTTATCTAGCATATTATAAAATGCAATTTTTGCTCTATTTCTATCACCAGCTAATACAGTTTGATAAGTATATGTAACTAAGTTTTGATATAAATTTATATCACCTTCTTGTTTTTGTTGTGCTAATTTAACAGCACCTGGTCTAGATAATCCTAATAATTTTTTTGTTTGCTCTTTTACAGTAGATATTACACCTGTTGTTGCAGTTTTATCTCTAGTTAATGGTATAAAGAATGGATTTTCTTTTAATATTTTTTTAACGTCTGCTCTAGATAATAATCCTGATTGTACTTGATATTCTAATAATTCATCTGTAAATTGTTTATATTTTTTAAATGCAGAAACATAAGCACTAGTTTTAATTTTTCTATTAGAAGCATTACCATATTTTTTTTGAAAAGCATTTGAATCTAATTCTACATAATCTATATATTCTTTTCTTAATTTTTTTTCTGTAGGTAATGTTTTTTCTAATTTAGGTCTTCTCTTTGCTATAAAATCTTGACGTTTAGCAGCTATATAATTTAAAAATTGATTAACTTCATTTCTATCATCAAAAGGTTTTAGTATAGTATGTAACCCTTCACTTTTACCTTTTATATAACTTGCTGATTTTGCTATCGAGCTAGGTGGTAAATATACACCATCCATTACAAAATTATGTGCCCGTGTGCTAGATGCTGTTAAAAGTCTTAATTGAAAGTAAGGCTCTAATATTGGATCTACTTTAAAATTTTTTGATTTATATAATTTTTTTAAATCAATAACATCTGTTGCAGATTCAGGATCTATTTCTTTTTGTAAAACTTTTATAAAATCCCATTGATCTGCTAGATTAGTTCTTACTGAACTTAATTTATTACCAATAACTTTTTTAATTGATCCTAATGGACTGTTAACACCCTCAGATTGATTAGAATTATCTGGATCTTTTTTAGATGCATTTTTTAAATTTTTAGTAGGTAATGTTGTATTTTTTTTTAATAATAAATCTTTTGCTTTAGACACTGCTAAACTTCCACCACCCCCAACAAATAATCCTATACCACCACCAGTTAAAGAAACTGTTCCAGTTCTTACAGGATCAAAAGTTTCTCTTAGTCCTATTTCTTTTTCTACTGTTTGATTAGCAATATCAATAGTTCCTAACCCTACGCCATCTAGTGTAGCTATAGAACCAGCACTTTTTAATAATGCTTCTTTTTTAACTTTTTTAGATATTTCTGCTAATTTTTCTGGGCTATCTATTATACCTTTTTTTAAAACTTTTTTCTTTACGCCTTTTTTAATTTCATTTTTAATTACTTCACCACCTGCTTTTTTTAATACACCTTTCGTAATTAAACCACCAATACCAACTCCAATTAAATTTAATGGGTCCATTATGCCAATACCTAAATTTTTAAAAAATCCTTCTGCACCTCTGCCACCCTCTTCATAAAAATTAGGAAGTTCACCCCAATACCTAGTTAAATAAGATAATCTAGCTTTTTGATCTTCAGTTATATCATTACCTTTAACATAAAAATATTCTTTACCCATATTATAAGTATTAGCTTGATTCCAAGTTCTATCTGATATAAATTTATTTATTGCTTTTATATCACCATCAACACCATTTTCAAATCCTTCACCATCTCTATTTGTATAATATGATTTTGCTACAGCTGCAAGTTGTTTATTATCATATATATTATCAAAAGTATACTTTAATGAACCATCATTATTTTTTTGTATAGGTATTATATTATTTATGTTATTATCCTGTACTATTTTAGTTGTATCGATAACATTTTTCTTTTTATATTTTTGTATATTTTTTAATCCTTGTTCTTTAGATGCTAATACTTTACCAGTATTATTTTTATAAGAATCTATATTTACTACAGAATCTCCATAAGGATTGTTATACATTATATTAATTATCTTGAATTACTAAAGTTGGATCTATTGCTATTAATAACATATTTCTATAACTATCACCAGCAGAGTCATTGATATTTGCTGCAAAACTTTCTGCAAAGTGTAATCTCTCAGATCTAGTTTGTAAAGTATCAAACATATATTCTACTAATGCTTCTAATTTTTCATCATCTGTTTTATAAGTATCATTAAAAGTTTTACTAAATCCTGAAGCATTATATCTATTAATATCAAAAGTTTTATCTCTAATTTTTTCTTGCTCAGATGCCGATTTATAATTATCTAATATATTACCAATTGTTCCTTGTGTTTGATTAAATAAAACTTTATCTGCAGCTTGTGCTGTAGCTGTTAAATCTGCTTTATTAGTATCTCCTATAACATAATTACTACCTATTCTTGACATAACTGCTTTAAAAGCATTTCTTTCATTATTTTTTTCACCAAATAATTCCATGCCAGCAAAATTACCAGCACTATCTGTTATGATACCTTGATTAAATTTTCTAAAACCTGATATGGCTTGATCAACTTGCAGAGGAGTCCCTAAATCTACAGTTGATTGCATTGGATCAAAATAATCAGATAACTTAGTACTAGCAAACTTTTGGGGAGCCTCTGGTGCTGGTGCTGTTGCCATATCTTCAGATTTCATCTGGCCTGGCTCCTTACCACCAACTAAACTTTCTACTGTATTATATCCCATACCACCTATTTCTTTTATACCTAATTGATTTAAAATAGGTTGATATTTTTCATTAAAATCTTTTCCTCTCTTAGTATATCTAGTATTGTAATCTGTTTCAAAATTAAGATTCTTTAATGCATCTGGACCTTTTAATTTATTTTCTTTTCTAAACTCTTTAAATTTTTCCATACCTGCTTCTGATGCTGTAAAATCATTTATATCAGCTAACTCTGCAAGATTAGGATTTTCTGCAGCTAATAAATTATAATTATCTCTTCTTAAATTTTCAGCTTCCATTTGATTAGGCAAAATATTTGTATAAAAATTTGTACCAGCTGATTCTAATACTCTACCCTTTAATTGATCTGCAGCTTCTGTATCTCTTATCTTAGCACCAAGATATCCTGTAAATATTCCTCTTAAAGCACTCATTATTCTGTCTCCTGTTTTTCAGGTTTAGCCATTAAACCTTTACTTTCTATTTTTTTAATATCTTTTTTAACACTTGTTGCAGCTTGTGTAGCTTTCTTAGCTTCTAAATTACTTAATTTAATTTTAGTAATAGCTTGCATATCTTTGTTATTAGTAATATCTCCCATAGACATTCTAAAATTTTTTACACCACCTCTCATGCCCATAGCTACAATCATTTTCATTATTGGTTCTGTAATTATAAAAGCTACATCGGGAGTCCATTTACCTTCCATGAATCCATTAAAGATTATAATTCTTCCTATTGCTTCTACAGGTATACCTGCATCTAGCATAGCTAAAATTCTTTCTGCAAACTCTGGTCTATGTAATCTTTCCCATACAAAATCTGCAGCTTCTGATGTATCCGTAAATTGTGGTGGATGCTCCCAAGGATAATTACCTGGTGTATCAGTTAAACCTTGTCCAGGTACTGGGGCATCAAACGGATTATCTTGACCTTCTTTAAATTGATCCATATTTTCTCCTATGATTTTCTACTAAAATATCTCATATCAACTAGATATCTTTTTAATCTATAATTCCATTCAGCATTTATAGTATCAGCATCTACAGTTTTAACAGGACTAATCATACCTCTAGTGCTAGTTCTTTTAGCCATACCTGGTGATCTAAATCCCATTAAAGATCCACCAACACTAGGTGGCGTGACTCTAGTATCTATTACTTCAAATTCACCACCAACTCCTTGTCTTTCAAACAATGAACCTGTTATTTTATCAGCTATTTTTCCACCTGTTTCTCCACCTATTGTAGTTCCTACCCAGTTAGCTGCACTTTTAACTGCTCCTTGTACTATATCTTTTATCATTTATTCTCCTATTTACCTGTTAGTAAATCAAAACCAAATTTACCAATCATTTGATACATTGCATCTTTTGATGCACTATCTTGTAAATCTACAGCAGTAGATCTTTCTAGTGCTGCCATAGCTAAGTTATGATTTCTATTTTCCATATTTTCTGAAGAAGTATTAACCCATGATGCTTCGTCTCTCCATTGTTGCCATACTGATGATAAACCCCAATTAGAAAGATTTAATAAGTTTTGTGCATTAGTTTGATTAGCAGCATTTGTTGCAGCTGTATTAGCTGTATTAATTGCTCTTCTCCATACTACATTTGATTGGTCTATTTCTCTTTGATTTGCTACGTTAAATTGTTGTCTTTGATTTTCTAATGTTGCATTAAATCTATTTATAGTATCTTCTCTTTTTGCATTAGCTTCATTAACTGCAATTGTATTTTGTGCATTTAATGCATTAATTTTACTTGTTTCTGCTTCTGCAAATTTTTTCATTGCATCAAGTCTTGCAGCATTTTGATCTGCTATGGTTGTATTTAATTTAGAATAAAATTGATTAACTTGATTTTGACTTGTTGCATTAAACTGAAATGCAGCGTTAGAAGCTGCTTGATCTGATAATAAAAAATTTTGTCTAGTATTTATATTTTGTAAATTAGCTTGCTGTCTATTAGATAAATTAGACAGATCCATTTTAAGATATGCTTGTGCATTTGTAATAGCTGCTTGTTGATTATTAGACAGATTTTGAAATATCATCTGTTTATATGTATTAGCATCTTGTGCAGCAATTGGTATAGCTGCATTCATTATTCCTTCTGCTAATGCTTCAGCTGCCATTGAACTTGCACTTAGGCCTCTATTAGCCATTGCAGCCTCAGTAGCTTTTGCAGCACCTCTAGCCCATACTGGTAAAGGGTTACCTGTATTTAATGCAGTCTGTACTTCAGTTTGTAAACTTTCTAATTGTCCTTTTATTGTTGCATCAGAAGTTATAGCACCTTGAGCTGCAGTCATAGGTTGAGTAACTGTACCTGTAGCAGCAGTCATTGTAGGAGTTAATGATGTTACAGTGGCAGGAGTTATAGTCTGTGCTGTAGCAGCTGTTGGTGTTGCTACTTGAGTTCCAGTTAATGCACTGGGTGCAGCTATAGTTGGAGCAGCAGCTGTAGTTGGTGTAGCTGCAGTTAGAGTTCCAGTAACACCTGCAGTTCCCATTAATTCAGCTGGTGCTATATTTTGTAGTTGTGGTGATAGAGTTGTACCTGTTGGTAAACTAGGTTGTGTTATTAAACTATCTATTAAACTAACAGCTTTTTGACTACCTGTTTGCTCTGTTTGAGCAGGTGTTATTGCACCTTTTTGTAATTGTACTTCGTCTGGTGTCGCCATTATCTCCCCTGTCGATTATATTTTTTTGTCATTCTTTTTTCTGCTTTATTTAAATTTTTTTTATGTCTTCTTGGTCTTTTCCTTGGTTTTGGTCGTGGTGTAAAATTTTTAAAATTAACACGAGCCATTATAATTATGGTTTAGTTGGCCATGTAACATTGTTACATTTTTCAACTGTATCTTTACCTTCGGGTAGGTCTCTTAACTCCTGCCTGTATGTTTTCATGTCATCTGACATAGTAACATCTGATAGAGCATAGAAATCTGTTTCTGCTAACTTTCTATTTCTATCTTGTCGTAAGTTAGCCATTGCTCTATCAAAAGCACCAGCTTCCCAATCAGCTTCTTCCTGATCTCTTTGTGCTTCTTCTTCAGCAGTAAGCTGTATTCGTTCTCCATTTACTAATTTATATCTTGGCATAATATATCCTTTTTATGTTAATTTAATCCGAATAGCAATATCTGTCCACTATCTATATTCCCTGTGTCCATAGAGAACTGAACTGCATTAATTGCGCTAGTAGTATTTGCATATCCAGCCGTATAGCAATCCATAGTGTAATCTAATCTTCCTGAAAAATTTGTTAGAGCAATAAAATGTTTTACAAATGTTGTATTACTTGGATTAAATAAATGAAAAAAACCTGATAAACTTTCATCATTAGCATTTCCCTGACCCTCTGATAATGGTCGTTTTCCCGTTCCAAGTGCAGTATCTTGAGGAGTTCTATAATCTAATGAAGCACCACTACTACCATCTTCATAATGATAACTTCTAAAATATGTGGTTTGTTTTTGGACAGAAGTATAACTAGAACCAGCATCAGAACTAAAAGCATAAGAAAACTCACTATTATCTGTTGCCGCATGAATATTTACAAAATAAAAAATATACTCCTTGTAAGTGCTATCAATCCCTGATGTAAAACTTACACTCGCAGATGATGAAGCTGTTTGTGTTGCAATATGTGTAAGACTTCCAAGAGAAGATATTGAACCAAAAGCTGTTACATCTTTTACTGATCTATTATTTAATTTTACAATACTCATTAGCTTCCTTTTATTCCATAAAGTTTTATTGTTCCATCAAATGTTCCTGAATTAGCTTTAAATTGAACTGCATCTATTGCAGAGGTAGTATTTCCATATCCTGATATATAAGATTCAAAAGTACCTGAAGCATCTGCGGCATTATTTAATCTGCTTGTAAAATGTTTTACGAATGTTGTTGATGATGGTTGAAAAAGTAACATTTCGCCTGATGAACTACGATCAGATTGACTATCCATTTCTCCCATATTTAAAACATGAAAAGAAGTGCTTTGAGCTTGGTCATTTCCTGTATTATATCCAACTTGACCACCCGAGCCATTTTCTTGTTGTGTTGCTCTAAAAACAGTTGTTGTTTTGGTTACATTATAATTACTTCCGCTATCTGTGGAAAAATTAAATTGCATTTTAGCTGTATCAGTATCAACATGAAGATTAATAAATTTAAACAAGTAGATAGGATATGTGCTATCCAAAACAACACTTGAACTTCCATCTACAAAAGATATTGAAGAACTTGAACTAGCAGTTTGTTCTTTTATCAAAGTCATTTTACCTTGTGCTAATTGTCCAGCACTTGTTATAGCTGATATAGAATTATTATTGTGTTTTACTAAACCAAAAGTCATTAGGTTGCTCCATATAATTTAAAAGTTCCTGAATCTATATTGCCTGTTGTCATTTTAAATTGAACACCATCAATAGCAGTTGTAGTATTACAATAACCAGCTACATTCCATTTATAAGCACCATTATCAGAATGAATATTGCTAGTTTCACATAAAAAATGTTTTACAAAAGTTGTAGAACTTGGATCAAATAAATGCAGCACTCCTGCTACACATTGATCATTATCATTACCCATTCCTTGTGCAATTCTTTGAAAACCTGTTGCTTGTGCTAAATCATGATCAGTTTGATATTGTGGACCAACACCACCACTACCATCTTCAAAATGATATGCTCTAAACATAGTTGTAGTTTTAGTAGCATCATAATCTGTTGAACCATCTCTAAAATTAACTTCAAAATAATTTGTAGAAGTGTTATTATCAGTTTGTGGGTGTACATCATAAAATTTCACAATGTATTCTTTATAAGTAGAATCAATCCCTGAAGTAAAAGATATTGTAGCTGAACTTGAAGCAGTTTGTGTAGATATTAAATTAAGACCCCCACCTGATATTGAAGCTGGTAGTGCTGTTACTGCTGAAAGGGAATTGTTTTTAGCAAAGAGTAGAGCCATATTAAGACTCCTTTGGATTATCTGCTTTTACTTTTGCTATTGCATCTTGCCAAGTTGTTGTACCATTCACATTATCCCAATATTGCATATCAAGTTGCTCTTCAATAGGTGGGTAAACTCTGTTTCTTTGATATTCCGTTTCATTTATTTTAGCTTTTATTTGTTCTTTAGTAATGTTTGTTGGGTTGTCGTCATGCCAAATTATTTTACAAGTATCTATATCTGACCCATGAACTGAAACTTGTGCATCTGATTTTATTTTTAATATCGCTTCACAAATCATATTATGCTCCTATCTCTATTGCTAATATTGTTGCAGTTAAACTATTTCCATTTAATTGGCTAGTTGAACCACCGCCACTTGTGTACATATAAACTTCATATGTAAGTGATGAAGTAGATGATGGACTATCTAAATATAACATTATTTGCTGTGATTTTCTACTATGTCCATCCATAATTTGTAAAGTATTTGATCCACCTATAAACGAACTACCTCTTTTAAGAGCAATATCTGCATACTCACCATCAACAGTATTAGTAACTTGAAAACTTGCTAAAATAAGAACCTTACTAGAAGTAGCAGACGGAGTTATATCAACACTTAATCCTGTGGCTTGATGACTACTTGTATTAGTAGTGCTAAACGCATCTGTTTTTGTACTACTAACAAGTTGTAAAACTTTTCCACCACCAACTACTAAACTTGCATCAATTCTTTTTATTGTTCCAGCATCAGATATTAAAAATTCATCTGTATCTGCTGGTGCACTAGTTAATGCAGTTAATCCTGAAATAATATCATTATTTAACTTTGCTGCTGTAATTGCATTGGCTTGTATGCTTGAGGTAGCTACAGTGTCATCTGAGGGTGTACCTATATTTAATACGTCACCTAATAAAATTATAAAATCTATAACATCACCTGTTGCTAAGTTACTAGCAAA